CCCAGATCGAGTGAATTTCCGGATATCATCAGAATGGTAGTGCAGGAAACGCCGATGGGCCCTCGGTTTATTCCGAGCTCCCTGAAGAGCGAGACGGTGCCAATCCCAAATAGGGATAGAACCGTCTCTCTCAACAGTGAGTTTCGACTGACCGGTCAGTAGGCCCACGTTGAAAAAGTCCAGCCTCCTGGGAGGGAAGCTGGAAGCGTCCCAAAGCTCAGAGTTAATGGTAAAGAACCTATCATGAAAATAGTTCTTCCCCACTGAAAGCTTAAAGCCACAAAGATCTGTGACTAGGGACCAGATCCGATAAAGTTCAGGATCTGCTTGGAACAGGATATCATCCCCATTAACCAAGGCCGGGATCTGGGAAAGCTGGAGTTTTCGAGACAATCGCAACTCCATAGCCACCCAGAGAGCCACTAAGTTCACACAGCAAAGGATAGGGAAAGAAAGAACACTCCCCATCAATTGACCATTCAGCTGTTCGGCTGGGTCAATTGGATCGCCATAGCGACCCGATGCCGTGTAGTTAAGGTCATGCCCATAGAGCACCGACCGAAGAATCTGAGCCTCCTGATCCCTTTCGGAACCATTATGAGGAAAGTCTCCAACCAAACCTGGGAAAAGAGACCCATCTCGACCACGCAAGGAGAACTTCAAGTAAGACTCGAAGCACATCTTGGTTAGGAAGAGATTCAGACGATCGGTCGCCGCACTATAATCGCCAGATACAAAACCCCCTTCGTTTAATCCGAATGTCGTAACAAGATCAGATAATTCTAACGGTCGTCCAATTAAGGAGAACTGTCGGAAACTGCGAAGGTACGTATGCATATGACGTTGACATTCTTGAGCATAATAATAACTGTACTCATCACCTTTTGTGATGAGACGAACTTTAAGCGGCTCAAGGACAGGATGGACATCACAAGACAGACGTCCTCCGTGAGACTCCACAAGAGCTGACTCACGCACTGTCCGCAGAGATGGGCGACAAAAGCCCCGAATCTCTGCCACTCTCCCAGGACCAGTCTCCACCATTGAGAAAAGATCATCCTCAGCGATAAAGACTGGATCCCCAAGCTCCTTCCGGATCAACCACGCTTCCACTCCACCTGATGCTCGACTTGAATTCATCGAGGCAGATGTAGTTGGGGCGTGGAGTTTTTCCGAGAGAGGTGAGATACCCGACCATAACAGGTCAAATTTCTGACTAAAAGAGTCAGATAGGTTCTCTGGGAGAGGCTTCGGTTCCACGGTAAGGATCCCGCGGTGCTTTAACATGGCAGTATGTACGAAACTGTCATCAACCGGAGCACATGCTCGTTTAACCTGCAATAAGCTATAAAGAAACTGAGCTGCAGCAGGCCCCCCGGCATTAACGGCCCTATCAACTTTCCGGCGAAGAACTCCGCGGAAGAGGTGGTAGCTTCCGAGCCCAACGGGGCACTCGGGGGAGGGG